TGATGCTTCTGACCTAAGTCAAGACCATAATCTGTCGGCTGATGGTATTACTACTGGTCAACCTGTTGTTCAACCCATCACGGCTACTGTTGTGTTCGCACTTCTTGCCGATAGCATTACAACTGGTATCCCTGTTGTTGGACAACTTGCCATCAATGCCTCCAAGAAAAGAGTAGTTTCAGTCACAGCTAACTCTGACAACACAGCTACGCTATCTGAAGCAACTAATTCAGCTACATTTAGTAGAACGACAAACACAGCTACATTTAGCAATAACCAAAATAGGGCAGCGTAATGGCATTTAGAATTGGACAGAATGACACTTCGCCTTCCCTACAGGCTACCCTCTCTGATGCTAACCTTGCACCTGTAAACCTAACTGCTGCTACTGTTATGCTGCACATGAAGGCTATCGGGGGTGGTCTGGTTCTTGATGAGCAGATGACAATCACTAATGCCCTTGGTGGTGTCGTTCAGTATGACTGGCAGGCTGGTGATACAGCTACAGTAGGAACCTACTATGTAGAGTTTGAAGTGACCTACGCTGATGCTTCTGTAGAGACCTTCCCTAATACTGGTAGCCTCCCTCTGGTTATTACACGAGAGTTGAACTGATGAGTTTAGATTTTACGAAAGCTGACTATCAGGGTGAAAAAGTAACCCTCAACAAACCTCGTCGTATTCAAGGTGGCAACAAGAAGTTTGAAGTGTTCGTACAGGATGGTGGCAAGGTTAAGCGAGTTACTTTCGGTGATCCTAACATGGAAATTCGACGTGATGACCCTAAAGCTAGAGCTAATTTCCGATCACGGCACTCATGTGACACCAAGAAGGATAAGACAACGGCTGGCTACTGGTCATGTCGTATGTGGGAAGCAGATACATCGGTGGGTGATATGACTAAATTCGAAACAAGTGGTAAGATTACCAAGGTTGATGATGAGCAACGCATGATTTACGGTTATGCTTCTGTCGTCACCAAGGGTGGAAAACCTGTAGTTGACCGTCAGGGCGACATTATTTCCCCCGCCACTATGGAGAAAGCAGCGACAGAGTTTATGCTTGGCGCTCGTAACGGCCTCACTATGCACAAAGGTGAGCCTACGACAACTATTGTTCACTCTATGCCTTTCACAAAAGAAATTCAATCTGCCTTTGGTATTGAGTCTGACCTTGAGGGTTGGCTAATCGCAGTTAAGGTCCACGACGATGAAACTTGGGACCGTATGAAAAAGGGTGAGTTCACAGGCTTTTCTATCGGGGGTCGCGCCACAAAGGTTGAAGTTGCAGATGACTAAGGTTTGCACTGGTGCCTGTGGAAAAGAGTTACCACTCCCCCTCTTCGGTAAAAAGGGACAACGGTTACAATCCATGTGCAAAACTTGTCATACCGCTCGTAATCTAGAGAGTAGAAGTCGGGTGGGGAGAAAGACAAGTGAGAAGACTGCGCAAAAGGCTCGTGAAAGAGCATCTGAATACTACTATGACAATAAACACATTCCAAGTTTTAAGTCAATTAGGTGTGAGGCTCAAGCTAGGCGTAGGGAAAGATACCTACCCCTATCAGATAAACACAAGTCTGAGATAAGATATTTCTACTGGTTAGCTCGTGACCTTAGGTCGGTAACTGGTGAAGAATACCATGTGGACCACATTGTTCCGCTGAATGGTAAAACCATCTGTGGCCTCCATGTGCCTTGGAACCTCCAAGTGTTACCCGCAGATATAAACTTAAGCAAAGGAAATAGGTATGACAACCTTGCTTGAAAACTTACAGCTTGAGGAAGTGTCACTGGTTGACCGACCTGCTAATCAAGAGGCCACTATCGCACTCTTCAAGCGTGACACTTCCGGAGAGGAAATTACTAAGATGACTGATGATATGAAGGCTAAACTCAAGCCTTACATGGACAAGGGTATGTCGGAAGAAGAGGTCATGAAGGCTTATGACACCGATATGACCATGAAATCTGACGATGCTGAAGAAGCTGACGTTGAAGCTGTAGATGTTGATGCCTTGAAGGCTGATATTGAAACACTCAAGGCCGAAAACGAGCGTCTTCGTAAGGGTTTGATTGAAGAAGGTTACGTTATCGAAGCTGATGCTATCCAAAAGAAAGCTAAGGTTGAGATGATTGAAGTTTCTGGTGAGATGATCGTTAAGTCGGACATCCCTGCCCCCGTATTGAAGGCCCTCGAAGCTGCTGCTATCGAAAAGGCTGACATTGAGCTGACTAAGAGTGCTGGTGAGGCTCTGCCACACTTTGATATTACAGTCGCTAAGGCTCTCGTAGCTAAGTTCTCTGAGGACGAAGCAATTATGGTCGCACTGAAGGCTGCTGATGCTGCTTTTAACGCTGCCATGCAAGAGTTCGGTAAGTCCGATGTAGATGGCGAGTTCGCTACCTCTGCTGACAAGCTCGACGCTCTCGTAAAGTCCTACATGGACGACAACCAACTCAAAAAGAGTGATTATGCCAAGGCTTACGCTGCTGTAGCTAAGACCGATACAGGCAAAACTCTTATTAACAAATCCTACAAAGGGGAATAATCATGGCCGTTATGCAGTCCCGCGATAACCGCACTTTCATTGCTGGGGAAGACCTTACCGCAGCTCAATTCAAGTTTGTAACTCTGGAATCCGATGGTCAGGTTGACCTTGCTGATGCCGCTGGTGAGAACGCTATCGGTGTTTGCCTTGTTGGCGGTGCTGCTGGTGCTGCTGTCACTGTCTGCGTGTCTGGTTCTGTTCTGGTAACTGCTGGTGGCACTATTGCTGCTGGTGCTGCTGTGCAGACAGATGCTGCTGGTGATGCACTCACTGCTGCTGCTGGTGATGTCGTACTGGGCTATGCCCGTGAAGCTGCTGTGGACGGCCAGATCATTGAGATCGAACTGATCCAAGGCGGCAACGTTGTCCCTGCCTAATCCAAGCATTTAAGGAATAATAGAAATGCCTCTTTTGACCCCATCCGCCGTACATATTGACCAGCCCCTCAGCAACCTGACGCTGGCATATGTGCAAGAGCAAACCAACTTCATCGCTGACAAAGTGTTCCCAACTGTGGGTGTTCAGCGTCAGTCGGACAAGTACTACATCTACGACCGTGCGAACATGAACCGCACTGGTGACGTGAAGAAACTTGCCCCTCGCACAGAAGTCAACCGTATTGGTATGGCTATCTCGAACGACAGCTACTTTGCTGACGTCTACGGTCTGGGCATGGACTTCGATGAGCAGACACTTGCTAACGAAGATGCCATGTTGGACATTCGTTCCGCTGGCGCACAGACCATTGTCAACCGTCTGCTGATCCATCGTGAAGAGCAGTTTGCATCGTCCTTCTTTGCAGCTAGCATCTGGGGTACAGACGTAACTCCATCGAACCTGTGGTCGGACTACACCAACTCGACCCCAATCACTGATGTGACCACTGGTCGTCGTACCATGCAACTGAAGTCGGGTGGCTTTAAGCCAAACACTATGGTTGTCGGTAAGGAAGTCCGTGACATCCTGATTAACCACCCTGACATTCTGGCCCGCCTGAACGGTGGTGCTACTGTCACCAACACTGCACTCATCACCAATGCCAAGCTGGCTGAAATCTTTGAGGTAGAGAACTTCTACGTCATGGAAGCTGTGAAGAACGGTGCTGTCGAAGGTCTGGCAGAAAGCAACTCCTTCATCGGTGGTAAGAACGCTCTGCTGGTTCACGCACCTCGTACTGCTGGTCTGATGACCCCAGCTTCGGGTCTGACCTTCGCATGGAACAACATTCCCGGCGCAAACAACCTCGGCATCACTGTTGAGTCCTTCTCGGACGATGCACTGAAGCGTCAGCAGGTTGCAGAACACATCCAAGTTAAGATGGCATACGACATGAAAGTTGTTGGCGCTGACTTGGGTTACTTCTTCTCTGCCGTTATCGCTTAATTAGCGTTACTAAACTAATGGAGTGTCCTCAGTCTTCTGGGCTGGGGTCACTACCCACCAATAAAAGAACATAACAGTATCCAAACACAATGGAGTAGTCCTATGCACCCATCATATCTAGGCTTCCAAGTAGACTGGCCCGTCTTCGTAAAGCAGCCACTATCTGCCGACAATAAGAATTGGAAACGTGGAGAACATTTTAACTGGTTAGAGCGAGGGTTGAGTGAACAAACTGTGTCGCTCCTCTATGCCACTGGTTTTATCTACCACAACACAGAGTTTGAAGTCCAAGCCAAAGTAGGTGATCGCCTGTCAGAGATGTCTGGTGCGCAACTGAATACCCTAGTTGGCTTGATTAACTCTGAGGTCAAGAGCAGAACCTCTAGCCTAGACGAATACAAGAGGAAGAAGTGTCCTCAGTCTAAGATTGATACAAAGCAACGTGGTATTATTCGTCGCTTCCTGAATAACAATGCTTGGATCACAGAAGATTTTTACCGTATTCGTGACGGTATTTTAGGCGATTGATAATCGAAGGGATGCCCAAATGAGTTGGTCGTATGATTCTACTGACCTAGACACTACAACAGCCTCTGGGCGTCTCAACACAGTCCGTCTTCTAGTGGGAGACACTGACACAATAGACCAGCAGGTGCAGAACGAAGAAGTCCTCTTTGCTCTCTCAGAGAGTGGTGATAACGTCTACTATGCTGCTGCTTGGGCTGCTAGGGCTATCTCCTCTAAGTTCTCTCGGAGGGTCACGACAAGTCTAGATGGCTCTCTCAGTGCTAACTACAGTGATCTTGCCAAGCAATACAAGACCCTTGCTGATGATCTTGAGTATCAGGCCAAGACTTCTGGTGCTGTCATTGGTGTACTAGCTGGCGGTATCACCAAGTCTGGTATTCAGGCTGTTCGTTCTAACACTAATCGTATCGAAGGTTCCTTCCGTAGAGATCGCTTCAAGAACCCTCCAAGTTACGACACACCAGAGTATGAATGAGGAGCTAGAGCATGACCTTCCGCTCCTTTGACCTGTTTAATCTAGTGCGTGACTTTGGGGAAGACCTAACTCTGCGTAAGATTACCTCTGACGGTTCTTACGACCCCACCACAGGTTCTGTCAATGGGTCTGTCACAACGGACTACACTGTCCTTGGTTACTTCTACAACTACGAGACCCTCAACGTAGATCAGATACGCAAGGGGACACGCAAGTGTGTGATCTCAGCCCTATCTAATGTAGAGCCTGATGAAGACGATCAACTGCTAGGTAATGGGGATGCTGTATCCATTGTCTCTGTATCTACAATCTTTTCTGATGGTGTCGCTATCTGCTACATTTGTCATGTAAAGGAGTAGGCCATTGGAGTTTAGAACTAAGGTAAATAAGAAGTTGGTCTCAGGTAAACTAGATGCCGCTGCAAGTGAAATCGAGGGTGAGGTTAAGGATTACCTTAAACGCATAGCTGACTCACTAATAGGCGAAGACCCAAGAGAGGGCGGCATAGGCGCAGGCTCACCCGTCGATACAGGGGCTTATATCACGTCCCACAGTTTTCAACCTACTGGTGGTAGGGGTGGCCGCTCAAGGAGTTCTACCAATAAGCCCAAGAACCAAAGCTGGTCGCAAAAGGCTGAAGAGGCTAGGTCTAACTTGTATGCTGATATTGAAGCAGCTGACGTTACAGAGGAAAGGGCTGGCATTTTTAGAAACCGTGCGCCTCATGCGGCAGCGGTAGAAAGTAAACACCTCGTTTACGCAAAAGTAAAAGACAGGTTCAGGTAATGGCTAGTATCTATGATGACATTCGAGCTGCCCTTGAGGTTAAACTAGGTTCTATCACTGATGTCCCTTCTATCGGTTGGGAGAACTTACAGTTTAGTCCCACTACTGGTCAGCCTTACCTAAAACCCCGACTAATCCCCACTCGTAGAGAACCTGCTGTCCGTGGCATTAACCCACAGATGTACTACCAAGGTATCTTTAGAATTGAGTGTTATGTCCCTGAAGGTGTCGGTCCTGCCGCTGGTGACGATCTTGCCGACAAGATTATGGAAGCCTTTGAAGCCACGACAGACGTAAGTCAAGCTGGCACTATCGTATCCATCCGTTATGCCGAAAGAGAACAGGCAGAGATTGATGGACCCTTTTACAGGATACCAGTTAATATCGGGTGGTATATTTATGCTTAGGGTTTGTAAAACTTGTTGCTTAGAGAAACCGTTAAATGAGTTCACCAAGAATAGTAGGTGTAATTACGGGGTGACGAACAAGTGCTTGAAATGTTCTGCTGAATACAGTTTGAAATATTACTACGATAACACTGAGTTGAGGGCAGAGGCTCAAAAGAAATCTGTGGCTAAGAGAAAATCTAAGGGTAAAGATGTAAATAAAGCTCAAAGAGAGTGGGCCAGAAGAAACCCACACTCAAAAAGATTTCATGCGGCCCAGAGAAAAACTCATGTGAAGCAAGCAACCCCACCTTGGCTGACTGACAGTCAAAAGTCCCACATCAAAAGAACTTATAAGTTGGCACAGATAATCAAGGATGCCACAGGTGTAGACTACCATGTAGACCACATCGTTCCCTTACGTGGGAAAAACATCTGCGGTTTGCACATACCAGAAAACCTGCGGGTTTTAAGGGCTGACCTCAACTTATCCAAATCCAATATTTATAAATAATCCCCATAGGAGAAACAACATGGCCTTTGCACAGGGTTCGCGCTCCAGCTTGTCGTACATCGTAGAAGCTACGTTTGGCACTACACCCGCTGGTAACTTTACTGACCTCCCTTTCAGCACTCACTCTTTGAACCTCACTAAAGACCGTGTAGCTGGTAACGACATTCAAGCTGACCGTATGCCTCGTGTGGACCGTCACGGTAACCGTCAAGTAGCCGGTGACATTGCTGTTGATCTTCGTGATGCTGACTATGACGACTTCCTTGAATCAGCTCTGCTAAACACTTTCTCGACTAACGTCCTGAAGGTTGGCGTTACCCCTAAGTTCTTCTCGATCGAAGACTATGCCGCTGACATTGACCAAGCCCGTGTGTTCACAGGTTGTTCGGTTTCTTCGATGGCTATTTCCCTTGCCCCCAACCAGATGGTTACGACTACTTTCTCGATGGTTGGTAAGGACATGACCATCAGTGGCACACAGAAGACACAGGACGCTGCCTCAGGCGCTGCTCCCTTCGATGCCTACTCTGGTGACATTGCTATCGGTAACGTGGCCTCTAGCTCCGCTGTAGCCATTGTGACGGGCCTTGACTTCACCTTGAACAACTCTTTCGCACCCACCTTCGTTATTGGTGACGACAGTGCGCCTTCTCTGGAATATGGTCGTGCGGAGATTGAGGGGACTATCACAGCATACTTCGAGGATGCAGCCCTGATTACTCGCTTCCTGAATGAGACTGAAAGCGAACTGGAAGTGTCTGTGAATGACCCAACTGGTGCTAACGCTTACACATTCCTGTTCCCCCGCATTAAGATTAACTCTGCTGACGTTGGTGTCGATGGCCCAACTAGCCGTATCATCAGCATGTCTTTCGTTGCTCTCTATGATGCAACTGAAGGCACAAACCTGAAGATCACACGTCCAGCAGTGTAAACAGATACCTAGCTGCTACAGCATCGGCCTCACGGCCTTAGGTAGGGGAGGCTCTGGTCGTCGGGTCTAGGGTCTCCCCATTTATACTACCCGATAAACCCCGACATAACCCACAAACAAAGGAAATCCCGATGGACCTTATGAACCTTAAGCCTACCAGTGACACTGTTGAAGTTAAACTGGTGCATCCCAATACTGGCGACCAACTGAAGAACGACGACAAGACTGATATGACTATCACTGTCTACGCAAGCCATTGCAAAGAGTATAAATCTGTAATGCACGAACAGACAAACAAGCGTCTGAAGGCTATGCAGTCAGGTAAGAATAAAGACTTTACCTCTCAGGATATGGAAGAAGCTACTCTTACGTTGCTCTCTAAGATTACAGCTAGTTGGGATATTACCTATGGTGGTGAGAAACCCAAACTTACTGTCGCTAAGGCTAGAGAATTATACGATCAGGTGTTCTGGATTAAAGATCAGATTGAGGGAGCGTTAGCTGACTCTCTGGATTTTACGAAAGCCTAACTTGTCAGTTATGTGAGTGGGCTGAACATCAGTTCAAACTCAACAGGCCTGATAAGGATGGCATTTCAGAACGAGAACATCTTGAACAAGTAGAGAGGCAGATTGGACGTAGACCTGAAGCATTGGAACCCCCGACAGATTTTCCACAGCTTATGTCTCACGTCTGGTCTGCCTTTATTACTTTAAGCAACAGCAGAACACAAGGCTTTTCTGGCCCCAACCCGATAACATACGAACAAATCAAAGCATGGAAAGAACTGACTGAGACGCCTGTAGAACCTCGTGAGGTTGAGGCTATAAAGCGTGTTGATACAGTTTATATGAGGGTAGCGAATGGCTGACTTAGCAATTATTGTAGACACTAAATCACTTGTTGACGCTAAGAACAAACTCACTGCTTTTCAAAACCAGATGGGTAAGACTAACTCTGTCTTGGGGTTGAGCCGTGCGCTAGGTTCAGTTGAAAGAAACGTAGAAGAACTTATTAAGGCCCAAGCTAAGGGCCAACTTAGTTCTCGGTCTTTTCAGCAGGGTCTACTTGAGCAGAGAAAAGCCCTTGAAGCTATGGGTATGTCTTCGTACATGGCTAGGCAAAGGGTGGAGCAACTTGCTGCTGCACTGAGGAACCAACAGGCGGCTAGGGTTGCTGCTCAGGCTGCTGATGAGGCCGCAAGGGCCACTAAAAGGCTTGCTGATAGACAGTTGGAACTCCGTATGCGGTTCCAAGAGGGCTACGCTAATTTTACTCGTCAGCGTGAAGCTATGCGTAGTCTCAGGGAAGCCTACCGCTCTGGCATAATCACCCTACAGCAGTATGAAGCACAACTAGCTAGGATTAGAGCAGCTAACCAAGGTAACGTAAGGGGAACTAATAACCTTGGTGTAGCCATGCAGCAGACGGGTTATCAGGTTGGTGACTTCATGGTGCAAATCCAAGGCGGGACAAACCCAATGGTTGCTTTTGGCCAGCAGGCTACTCAGCTTGTCGGGGTACTTTACTTGATGCCGCCAGCAATGCTAGCAGCTTCGACATCTATCATGGGACTTTCTGTCTCGGTAGGGTTTCTCGTGATGAGCCTTGGTATCATTATCCCTATTGCAACCGCTATTGGCGCATACTTTATGCGAATGAGTGGCTCATCTAAAACCCTCAGCCAGCGCCTAGATGAACTAACCTCGTCGTCGGATAAACTAAAAGAAACCTTTGAGCTTCTTAACGACCAAGAATTAGGGTTGAAGTTTGGCAACTTGACTGATGAAGTTAGGTCGCTGAGTTCTGCAATGCTAACCCTTGATAGTAACGCTCAACTAAAGAATTTCTCGGCCTTTCTGGATAAAGCTGAAGGTGCTGCTAATGTTGGTGGGGTCCGTCAATTCTTTAATGAGATGATAAACACCCCTACGTTTGGCCTTCTTGGTTCGTCTGAGGCAGAGCTGGACGAGGCAACTTTTGCTAAGTTAGGTTATGATATTGGTAGGCAACAATACTTGGGCTACATTGATGGCCTAAAATCGGCTGCTAATCAGGGCAACAGAGAACAAATTGTAGAGTTGTTTGATAACCTTATAAGCTCTCTTGGTAGCAACGTCACCCCAGCGGGATACCTTCTGGCTGACCAGATGAGAAAAATAGCCCTTTCTGTTGCTGAGATCACTGCGGAAATGAATGGCACAGCTGAAGCGGATAGGGTAGCTGCCCACCTAGAAGAAAAACGTGTAGAATCTATCAAGCTCTACTACGACAACCTAAAAAAAGTAAGCGACCTCCAGCAAGAGCGCAAAGCTGGCGTTCAAGAAATTCTTGATGCTGTTGACGCTGAGAAGAAGTCTATGTCTGACACTCTCGACCTTAACAGGTTGATCCTTCAGTTTGGAAAAGACTCTGCACAGGTTAAGGCAAAAGAAGCTGCGATTGCAAGGGAGCAATACAGGCTTGAGCTAATTAACGCCCAGATTAAGGGCAACCACTTAATTGATGCTATGGCCCTGTACGATGCTAATGTGGGCGTAACGAATGCAATTTCCGACTCTGAGCAAAAAGCAAAAGGTTTAGCTGAGGCTTTAAAAGATGCAGCTTCGGCAATGTCTAGCCTTTCATCTTTTGGTGACAGTTTAGATAAAGCTCTCGCGGTATCTCTGGCAAAAGTACAAGCCCTTAAGTCTGGGGTTGATGCTACCATTGCTGGTTCTATTGCAGGGATGAGGGTGGACTTAAATGCCCGTATGCAAGCTGCAAAAGAATCTGGGGTAGACTCTGGCATTGTTGAAAGAATGTTTGGTGGCGCTAGAGGTAAAATATCTGAGATTGAAGCCTCTGAAACAGAGAGAAAGGGGCTTGAAGAAGCCAACAAAAAAGGCCCGACATCTGAAACTGGTCAAGAAGCTCTCGACAAGTTGGTGCGAGAGACAGAGAGTAGACGTAGGCTGGTTGAACTGACTGAGGAACAAGTACGTTACGAAGAGCTGCTGTTCAAAATTCAGGAGACTAATGCTGGTAAGCGTGACCCCCTGTCTCAAAAAGAACTTGAAGCCGCAGCTAAGAAAATCTACCTCATAGAAGAACAAACTCGCGTTATTGAAGAGCAGAATAAAGTACAGGAAGCTCTTGCAAGCACCATAGAAAACTCTATGGAAAATGCTTTCATGTCGATGGTTGATGGTACTAAGTCGGTTAAAGATGCCTTCAAGTCTATGGCTGCTGACATCATCAAAGAACTCTACAGAGTACTTGTAGTAAAACGTATGGTTTCTGGTATTACATCTTTCTTGGGTTTCGCTGATGGGGGTACCTTCTCTGGTGGCTCTCAAATCCAAGCCTATGCCAATGGTGGTGTCGTTGGTGGACCCACAACATTCCCTATGGCTGGTGGTAAGACTGGCCTCATGGGTGAAGCTGGTCCTGAAGCTATCATGCCACTAAAGCGTGGTGCTAATGGTAAGCTGGGTGTTCAGATGGAAGGTGGTGGTGGAGACACTATTGTCGTCAACCAATCGTTTAACTTCCAAGCCAATGGTGACGACAGTGTGAAGAGGATTATCGCACAAGCTGCACCTCAGATCGCACAGATGACCAAGAAGTCTATGATTGATGATCGTCGTCGTGGTGGACAAATGAAAGCTACTTTCGGGTAATAGGGAAAGATACTAATAGATGGCACTCACATACCCACTAAATCAACCAACCACTATTGGTATCGAAAGTATTGAGTTACGGGCTGTAAATGCTGTAGCTGTCTCTCAGTCTCCTTTCACCTACAAGCAGCAAGTTATTTCTCACGGAGGGCAGAAGTGGGAAGCGTCAGTTACTATCCCTTCTGTCCGCCGTGACTTAGCTGCTGAGTGGAAAGCTATGCTAGTAGGTCTTAAGGGACAGACTGGCACTTTCCTACTGGGAGACCCTGACTATGCGACACCAAGGGGTGATGTAAGCTCTTGCACACTTACTGGGGTAACTGGCGATGAGACTGTTACTGTCGTTATGACTGGGACACTAAAGGCTGGTGACTATATTCAGCTAGGGGGAGGTTCCTCTGCTAAACTACATCAGGTTCTTGCTGACCAGACTGGTAATGGTTCCCTAGAGATTTGGCCTGCATTAAGGGCTGACTATACAGGTGCCACGGTAGTGCTTGATTCCCCCAAGGGCGTCTTTAGGTTGGCTACTAACCTCACATCTTGGTCTATCAACAATGCTTCTTTCTATGGTATCTCCTTTGAGGCTGTAGAAGTTATAACGTAAGGATAAGATATGTCAAGAGACCTGACCTCTGCCACAATCACTAACATATCAGAAGCCACAGTCTACCCATTCTTTGCTATTGAACTTAACTTTGACAGTGAGATACTGCGGTTGTGGACTGGTCAAGGCACACTTACACTACCTGATACGACACAGTGGATTGGCACAGGAACCTTACTTGACATCTCCGCTATTGAAGAGACCGCTGAAATGGCTGTCAGAGGCGCTACACTGACCTTGAGTGGGGTACCCTCGGAAATACTCTCACTAGCCCTCAGTGAGCCTTATCAGGGCCGTGTGTGCAACATCTACTTCGGAACATTCACTGGTGGTGACTTGACTACGGCACCTAGTAACTTCGATCAGATTTTCTCTGGTTATATGGACCAGATGAACATTCAAGATGGTCCTGAGACAGCTACTATTGAACTGAAGGTAGAAAACAAGCTAGTTGACTTAGAAAGGGCTAGGGTTGCTCGCTTTACATCTGGGTATCAGAAGTCTATCTATCCTAGCGACAAGGGGTTGGACTTCGTAGAAAGCCTTCAAGACAGAGAGATATTCTGGGGTCGTAATGCTGTCAGTTAAATACCAACAAGAGTTCCTTTCTCAATTCAAGAGTGATGCTCAAGAGTTGCTGGAACAAGATTGGGATGAGATTGAGCATAAGAAAGACCTGCGTAAGTTAAACCCAGATTGGTCTATCTACGAGTTACTAGAGAAGCAGGGTCAGTTGTATATCTTTACTTGTAGGGATGACCTAAAGCTGGTCGGTTACTTTGTCGTTATCATCACACCTAACCTGCACTGTAAGGGAGATACCCTTGCTGTAGCTGATGTGATCTATCTGGATAAAGAGTATAGGTCAGGTCTGTTAGGCTATAAGCTATTCTTGTTCGCTGAGTCTTGCATCAGAGATGATGGCTACAAGACCTTACAGGTAACGACAACAGAAATGAACCCGATAGACCCGCTAATGCTAAAGCTGGGCTATAGCAAGGTAGAAACTAAGTTCGAGAAGGTGTTATAAATGGCTGTCTTTACCGCTCTTAGTATTGCTGTCGCTACATTTGCCAATGGTGCCACTTTTTTTAATGCCTTTGCTACATTCATCTCTGCCGCTGGTTTTACTGGACAGCTCCTGCTGAGTGCTGCTACTAGCCTTGTTCTTAATGCCCTGACACCTAAGCCTTCTGCTAGTGGTGGGGCTAACAGGGGCTATCAGGTAAACTCTAGGGGTGCTGCACTAGACCACCAGATCATCTATGGTAAGGTCCGTGTTGGTGGTGCTGTTGTCTATGATGATGCAACGGGCGTAAACAATAAGTTTCTGCATCGTATCATTGCTGTTGCTGGTCACGAAGTACAGTCCTTTGATCGTATCTACATTAACGACAGCTATATTGACTTCGGTGACATTGCTAGTGATGGTAACATCCCTTCTGTCGTTGACCCTGACGGTAGCACATCAACCAGATACAACAATAAAATCCGTATTCAGTTTGGCTATGGTACACCTACCCAGCCAGCTAATACCGCTCTTGTGTCTGAATCACCTAACTGGACTGCACAGCATACCCTGAGTGGTATTGCCTATATGTATGTCCGACTGGCCTTCGATGCTGATGTGTTCCCTAATGGTATCCCCACGATCACTGCTG